TAAATACCTAATTTCTTCTCCCTCTAGCCCAACCCAAGGGCGCTGTGCTGCTTTCTTTCCATCATAAAAACCACTTTGGTATGCAATCGTCAACGCATCGTCTTGGTATACCTGCGTATCGTCATCGTCCAACTTGCCCCGCGCTGCTGCTCTTTTGCTTTCGTAGCCTGTCATGTTGTTTCCCTTTCTCGGATAATATCTGCTGCAATAAACGCAAAATATCCATCATCACACAACTTGGCGCATTCCTCACGCTCATGCGCTGCTACCAGCTTGGCAAAGCGTTCAAGATACTTGTATTCGCTAAACTCAAAAATGTATCCGTCATCTCTAACGCCAGCCTGTCTTGCTAGTTCAATGATGTTCATTTCAGCACCGCCGCGATAATCATAGACACACCAACCATAATAATTACCCAAGCAATGATTCCTTTGATTTGTTTTATAAACTGCTCGTAGTCGCTAGGCTCGGGATCATTAAACTCCCAATCCTTTTGTTTGCGATGTATGTATGCTTTGTCTGCTTCAGTCATTGTTTGTACTCCTTCATGCGTTCGTTAAGACGCTCAATACGGGCTAGGCTGAGTTTGAGGCAAGCCTCTGCGTACTCGGTGGCGTTCTCTGACTCAAGTCTTTCCAAATGCGCCTGTGCCAAAGAATGGGTAATGACTTCTAAGGGGGTCATATCACGCCAATAATCTCTAAAGAATTTTAAAAATTTCATTCTTAATCCTCTGCCAGCTTGATAGCTAATTCCAAGTTATGCGCCATTTCTTCCAATTCATAAGGCAACCATAGTTCAACCTTGGGCGAAAAATGATGCAACACATGACCCATTACATGTAGCAATCGCACCATTTCTGATGGAGGCACCAATCCATCATGCAAAGCATTTTCAAAGTCATCAATTAATTGTTGAATTTCTTTCATACCGCCACCTCATTAAGAATGTAGCAAACCGCGTTGTTCCACAAAAGTAAAGCATCTAGTACAGAGGTTGCTTGCGCCCCATACTTGTCGTAAATTAATTCCTCATCGGCATCATCATTGCAGTACATATCCACAATGTCTTGCGTAATTTGCTTTTCCACATAACCAAAGCAAGTTGCGTAAGTGTTAACAAATCTGCTGCGTTCTGCATGGTTCATCACTTTTTCCTTTAAAAAGACCCTTGCGGAATGCTTGGGCTTGAGTGCATTATAAGCTAGATTATATCATTGTGCAGATTTATCTTGCATTCTTTCATTGGCACTTTCGGTGCGCCAAATCTCTGTTTTCATTTGCGCCGCCATCAGTTGCCATTTGAGCGTTTCCTCTTTTTCTACTGCTGCGGCTAGCCCCATAAGCAATTGCTTGTATTCGGGATGTGCATAGGCTTCACGTTCTTGGCTTACTGCTGAATCAAAGCCAGCAACCATTGCATCTTTCATCAACAAGGCTTTTTTAGACTTTCTAAATTCTTCAAGGTAAATGCGTTCTGATTTTGCTTTTGCGTATAGCGGTGCATTGCTAACAATGAACTCGACTGCTCTGTATGGTGTTTTCATGTTAATCCTGTGGCTTCGTAAAATCGTTCTATTGGTGTAAGTTGATCTGCTTTCATGCAGTAGCGATTGCCGTATCCAAAATCATGGCGAAAAAACAGTTTGGCAAATTTTGCTTTGCTTGTAAACCCGTGTATTGCTACTGCTGATGCGCTTTCAATGCTGCAAAGGATTGCCCAATCAGTAACAATATCTTCTAGTCTGTTAAATATAAGCACTTTGTCTGCAAAGCGTATATTGGTTTTCACTTGAATTGTTTGACCATGAAACACCATGTCTACTTTGCCATCACCAGCAAACGTAACGCCAGTTTGTATTGGGCAATTGATTGATCTACCTACTGCTACTTCGCCTAGCATTCCTGCATAATGAATTGCAAAGTCTGATTGACTGCTAAGTTTTTGATTTTTGACATTGCCTTTATCCATCAGCACAGTCTTTACGCCTTGCATGATGCCGACATGATGCGCTGCCAAAATAATTTCTTCAGCAGTAAGCTGTATCAGCACATCATTTTCAGCATTGCTAATGCTGATTCCGTACTGTCAACCAATGCGATTGCGCCGCCTTCCCATGTTCGCATAAATGCTGATTGATTGGGATTTAATCCGCGTCGCCCGTATGCAGTTTTTTTGCTTTTGACTTCTACTAGCATAGTTTTGCCTTTATAGCCAACAATTAGATCAACGGGCAATTTGACAATGTAAACGCTTGCGCCAGCTTCACGGAGTGCATCTACTATTTCTTGCTGGTTTTCATCAACTCTTGATGCGTGTCGCATTCATTTGCTCCAGTATGTGATTTTTAATCCCTTTGAACAATCCGCTTGAATCATCATCCATTTTTTTAACCTGATGCCAAGCGTACTCTTTAGTAGCAGCTTGCTTACAAAGTGCCAAATAATGTGCAAAAAACTTTTCACGAATTGCATCAGAGTCAAACACGTTTAATTTTCTGCAAGATTGCAGCTATCTTGCGTTTATTTTCTTGCAACTCCTCTGCCGTATAAGTTCGACCAATTCTTATTACGTTTGGTTCTACATAACAGCGGCGCAGCAAATCCATCCACTGAGGCAATGATGGAGGCTCCGGAGGCAATTGATCTAATGCACGTTTTATTGTCTCTGCGCTTACACCCGCCATGCGCTCTGACCAATGATTCATCGCATTGACAATTCCAGCATCATTGCCATCTGCCAACAATTGACCAGTTTTCCATTGGTTCATAAATCGAGTGCCGTAATTTCCCTGCATACTGGCAAACACTCGTTGAATCCAACCATCAGGCAATCTTGAGGGTTTCATTAAATATCCTTTCGTCGCCAAATATTGTTCGAGCAGCAGATAAGTTTGGCGCTGGCTTAGCAGACTGCATCCAATCAGCTTTAAAGCCAGCCCAGCCACGCTCACAGCACGTTTCAATTGCAGTCTGAAGGGTTACCCCTGCCTTACGCGCCTCGCGTTCTATGCCCCGTATAGCAGTCTCAGTAATTGCTGCTTTCTTCTGCTTCCTCAATTCGATGAAGTCTTGCCAAACAGAATCAGACACTCCGTCAGGAGTGGGTACTGTATTCTTTATTTGTTTATTGGTTATTGGTTTATGGTTATTGGTTAGTTGAACGTCCGTTGAACCGGCGTTTAACCGCCGTTCAGCAGATAGCCTTCCCGCCCTAGATGCTTGCTCAATCTTGCTGCGAAAGTGCAAAATTTCTTCATCTGCGCGTTTATTTACCCACCCCAATTCTTCAGAAAATTGAAAAAAGCATTCAAGAACAAACTGCACTTCTGCTTCAAATTCACGCATTCCAATTTGTCGTGCAACGGACGTTATACCGCTGTTGAACGGACGTTCATGTAAGTAATATTCATCTAAAAGTCTGCGATACGCCAAGTCTTCCATCAAAGATAGGCGTTGCGTGTGGGATGCGTAATCCCCAATATTAAATTGATAGTAATGCACAAAAAACCTTACATCATCGGCTTACATCACAAAAGAAAGCATTGGCAGGGCGGTGATGAATCGCCTTTTCAGTCGCTAAACCTAGCCAAGCCCCAAACATTTTAAAACGGAATGTCTTTATCAAAATCAGGCTTTTCTTTAAAGTCTTCCGCAGTTCGCGGCTCGTTAAGATAAGCCCAACCATTCCAACCACCATCTATTAGCGGCGTTACATCTAATTTCAGCATATCGCCATTTTTTGTATCAATGATGCTGCCAATCTTTGTATAGCGGTTTTTCTTTTCACCTTTAGCATTGGTGTATTGACCACTAATTACTGTTACTTCTTTCAGAACTTTAGACATTATTTTCCTTCAATGATTGCGGTTAGTTGAGTTACTTGGACATTTACTTCTGCCAAAAAATTTATGATTTCTGCTTCCATTTCTGCAATGAAGGCTTCATCACGGGGTACGCACTTGATAAACAATTGCGCTTTTGCTGGCATTCGTGGGTCAAAAACCACATAATCGCACCATGCTCTTTTGGTTGCTGCCATTTGCATTTGCATTTGGATAAAGTATTTTTGAGGTACTTTTTCAGTCAACAATGTATCAATCATCGTGGCAGTATTTGGGCATTTGATTTCAACCAGCCCATCATCATTTACAAGACCATCAGGTGATGCGCCAGCCCATTCAATTGTGGGATGCTGCACAAAGCCGACTTCTTCAACCATCACGCCCCGGGCAGCTTCGTATGCGGCTCGTGCAAATGGTTCTTGATTAGTTCCCCATTCCATTGCTGCACTGCTAAATGATTCTGCCCTTGTGTTGGTGATGCGTTCTACAACCAGTTGCGCCATGTAATTGTCGCGTGATGTGCTGTAGCCGCTTTTGGTTTTTGCCATCAAGTCTGCAACCTTGCTTGCAGTCACTTTGCCTATTCGGGCGGCAAACCATTCATTTGTTCGCTGGTCATCAGACATTTTTCAATTCCTTAATACGTTTGTTTTTTACTTCAATGACTTTTGCTTGCCAAGTTTGGTCGCCATCACAGCAAGCATAAGCGCCGTTGTATTCAAGTCTTAACTCATCTAAAGTCGCGCATTTCGCCATAGATACTAATTTTTCTTGTATAAACTTTACGTTTGGTTCTGATGGTTGCACCACCTCACGTTTGCGGCTTGCTGCATTCGCATCATCATCCTCAGGTGCAATGCCACACGCTGCCATGAGTGAATAGCGCCGCGCATAGGTAAGTGCGCTCCCATAGCCTTGCGGGTCTTGCTTAGATGCTGGAACGTGCAGCTTGCCGCACTCCAACATCTCGCCTGATTCGTGAATAAAAACAGTCTCAACAGTTACGCCAGTATCATCCTCGCTGGTGCGTTGAATCATGGCAATACCAGCGCCGTTTAACCCATCAATTACAGCCTCTACACAGGCAGATAGGTCAGCATATTTACTCCGAAAATGCGGGTTAGTAGACGTTTTTAGTGCGGGTCCAAATGCGCGTTGCGCTTTTACCAATGCTGTAGCGATATTTTTCATAGTGCCCATCCGTAAACTAAAGTCCAAGCTAAAGCAATGCCAATAGCAGTTGCCAATAAATAATCAAGTGATTTTTTCATGATTTGTCCATTTCTATAACGTCAATAAATTCTTCAATCTTTTCTGTTGCAACCAGCATCGTGGAACACATCACATCAAGCAAAGCGTCAATGTATCCAATATCTATGTTGTCTTTTTTTTCTAAGTGTTCGCGGATTGCTTGAGTGATTGAAAAGACTTGGTTTGCTGTGTTTAACCCCTGATAAAGCAGGGCGCGGTTTTCGTTAGCTACGCTCATAATAATTCCTAAAAATGGGGGACTTTGCCCCCGTAATTGTTAAGCAAGTAAAAGTTCTTCAGCTTGGGTTTTCAGTCTGTCCCCATTGCCAAACCATGCGTTGTTCATGCGTGTATCTACATTGTGTCCACGCTCATGGTCAATGTATTGGGTCACCGCATTGAGCAAACCCCATTTAGTGCCGTAAACCCCGTAGCTGTTAGCGCCCATACCAGCACCATCAAACAGTTCAAGTACACGCTTAAATCCGCGCGATTCTTTAAATGTGTTTGTTTGCTGGTTATATGCAGCAGGGAAAAGTTCATTAGTAAATTGCTTGGCGTATTCGCTGCTTACACCTTGACGAGCAAGGCGGCGATAGTTATCCATCATTCCATCAAACCCGCCAACAACCAACCCAAGTTTGTCGCGCATTAAGCTGGCATCAAATGATGCACCATGCGTGATGTTTACACGGCTTAATGAATCTTCCCGATCTGCTGCTGATAGCGTGTTATTGCATACAACACGGATGCTGGTGAATTGACCAACAGTAGCTGATGTACCATCAAATGAAGTGCTAAGTAGCAAGTAACCCCGCACCGCATCATCTTGCAATACAACCGCTTCACGATTGACATTAGCTAAAGCCCAAATGCGTTTACCGCCTTTGATTGCACCAGCAACTTCAAGTGTAAAACCAGCAGATTGCACCAGCGTGTTAAAGAAATTAAGTACGTCTGCTGGTTGGTGCACTTTATAGCGATTGGTGACCACGCCCAATGGTGCGCTTGTATCGCTACGATAGATGACGTTTTGGTTGGGCATCTCGCTATAAATTTGCCCGTCTGTTGTGTATACAACAGGTGACAGTCTTGCTTCCCAATCTAACCCTGCCTCTTTGCGCCACACATCAATAGATGCGTTTGCTGTGAGTTGTTGACCAAGACCATGCCAAGGCGTTTGCCCTGCGTAGGCAATTTCTGCTTTGCCGTTTGTGCTTTCGATTAGATGTGTCATTTTGCTTCTTTCTTAAATAGACCCCAAGAAATTCGGGGCATGGGTGAATTATAACCTAAATTACATGGATTGTTTTATGTTAAATGCCTTGCTGAGACTGGTATGTAACCGTACTTTTTCCATTCCATCCTAATAAGTGGGCTGTACGGAATTTTGTTTTTGTCTGCATCTGCCAATGCTCCATGAGTTTGACTGCGAACTTTGTAAATTTCTTTTTTGCTCATTTTGATTTCCTTTAAAAAGACCCGTTAGGGCAAAAATGGGGGACAAGCCCCCTTGATTAAATAATTCCGTAGACGGAAGTGTGTTCTGTAATGTGTGCGGCGTTCTGAATGAACTTAGGTAAGCTATTAAACACTTCAGCAGCCTCGGCTTCTGTTTTAAATTTCAGCCTGTTCTTGGCGTAATGTTTAAGGTCAAACTGCAACTGCTTAACCATCTTAAAATATTCTGGTTTGGGCATTTTTTGCTGTTCCAGCTTGTACGAGTTAATTTGAATAACCCAAAAAGGTGTTCCTGTTGTCATAGTGCTTTCTTTCTAAATAGACCGCTACGGGATGTTGCGGCATAGGTAAATTATAAGCTAGATTACAAGCAAAAACCAGCGTTACAAAAAATATTTGTGAAAAAAAGTACAAAAAAAGTGAAAAAAATTCAACTTTTACCCTGTAAATGCGCTTATAATGTAAGGATGGACAAAAAAACTGCAATCCAACTTGCTGGCGGCGTACTTGCGCTGGCTAAACTTTTGGGCATTTCTCGCCCTGCCATTTACCAATGGAAAGACCAAGTGCCTAAAATGCGGGTCTTTCAACTCAAGACATTGCGTCCCGAATGGTTTAGCTAATCGCTAATGATAGGAACATTGAACGCTCATCAATGCGCCTGTTCTGCAATCCCTTTAAAGGCTTGCCTCCAGCCATACAGTATTTTAAAAACTCATCCGCAGCGCCTTCTTTGTCGCCACGTAGAAGTTTTTGACGAAGCGTAGAACGCTGGAGTGTCCCAAGACCGCAGTTAAAAGAAAAAGAAACAAGCCCATCAAACTCGCCTTGTGTAAGAGTGATAGGACAGAACTGAGTGACCCCTCGCTCAAAACGATCCAAATCTGCTCTAAGAATTGCATCTACTTCCTCCATACTGAATACGCGATCATCTTTAGGGCGCAATGGGTATGCATCACGCTGTTCAATTTTTAACTTGCCTTGCTCTGGGTAAAGAACATGACCAACGCCAATGGTCCACAGTTTTGCAGGGCAACGATAGGCACGTTGGCGAGTGCCTTCATGATGTTTGATTACCTTGATTGCTTTGTCTGAAACTTTCACTTTTTCCTCACAGTCTGAACGCAGCCAACTTTATAGCCCAAGTCTCGCCATTCTTGGGCGGCTTTTTGGCAAGCGGCTTCATACTCAAAGTACCCAATTACTGTGACGTATTGCAAGCTGATTCCCGATACGAGAACCAACGTCCAAATCATTTTCCAAACGCCCTGCCACCAAAGTGGAATGCAATGATTGAGGCAAACAATGCTTGCGTATTAGAGTCCCAAAGTTTTTCAGCAAGAACAGGGAATTGAACGCCGTTGTTGTAGCCGTAGATAAATAAACCAGCATCTACAAAGACTAGCAAGAAAAAGAATCCAAGCGTAATAAAAGAACGAACGCCAGCGCGTAAGTTTTTCATCCATTGCGAAGTTCCCTCATTCAATGATTCATCATGCTGGTAAATGGCGTTCATCTCAGCAACTTGGGCGCTTACAAGATTTTCGTTTGCTTTTGCAGCAGTTTCCATTTCAAGCTGTGCGCTATGGATTTCCTCTAAACGCTCTTGCGCTTCAAACCCTGCTTTACGCAATTCCAGTTCACGTTCAATCTGCATTGCAGCCAAAGCAAGTTCATGCGCTTTGTCGTTCCTGTCTTGAAAAAAATCAAGCAATTTAGGCAAACCGCCCATCAGGAAAGAAATGAGGGTAGAAAGAATCGTAAGCATTAATGTTTCTCCAGCAAAATAGTCAACCACCAAATTGCAAACCCAAACACCATCAAAATGATGCCGCCGCCAAGCATCCAACTAATTAATTCATCCCAATCTTGTTGTTTTTTCTTGGCGTGTTTTGCATCTAAAATTTCTTGTGTTTTGCGGTTTTGTATGATGTTATTTCTTTCAATCATCAACTGCTGCCACAAATCAGCGTTACCAGACATTACCATAAAATTGTTTAACTCGCGCTCAGCATCTGCAAGTTGCTTGGCTTGCATAACAATCTCAAATGCTGCTGCTGTATCAGATTTCCCAAACGTTGATTTTGGGTTTGATGCTGCTTTTTGTACTATGTCCTTTGCTTCAAAAAACTTCATCATGTCGCCGCTAATGGCGTGAATGTCTTTGCCCAAGGCAATAGCTGCCTTCACCCCCTTCACGGCGGCTTGCGCTGCTGCAAAGGCGGTGATGGGATCAATCACTTTACATGACTTACAAAAGTAAATATTACACCCGCCATGCCAAGCAGCATAGCACCAGCAGCATTCATAATGATTCGCTCCATGCGCTTGAGCCTGGCGTTAATTTGCTCATAACGCTCGGCACAAACAGCTTCATGCGAATTTAGGCGGGCTTCTGTTTCAGTCATGATGGCGTTTCAAATGTATCAGGTGGAGGCAATTGTTGTTGTGCAACTGATTGAACAGTTTGAATCAATCCAGCAACTTCTTGATACGGACGGGTTCCAAGATAGTTAAGAATTTGGTTTACCAAATCAACAGACAACTCTATTTTCATATCATTTTCCTTTTATTGTGCTGCATTACGCAACGGGGTTAAATCTTCTGTAGTCCAGAAGTCTTTGGCGAGCATGATGTTTAAATGCTCTTTGTTGCGGCGCAAGCAATCTGTCCAATCAATGTCGCTCATGTACGTTGGCTTACCGCCGTTGATAAGGTTCACGCTGTCCATAGCGGCTTTGTAATGTTGAGCGATTTGCTCTGGGGTCTGTGTATCCATGATTTACTCCATTAAGGGTGGGTTGCTACATATGCGTCGAACTTAGCGTTCAACTCTTGCAAGGCTTTTACAAGATAGGGTACTAGATTTTGCTGGATAGCCAAAACTTCATCTCCACCGACCATTTCTTTTTCCGCTTCATTTGCAGCGTGTTTAATAATTTGGTCTGGTAAAACAGTTTTGTACTCTTGAGCAATAAATCCAATTTCGTGCTTATTGTCTTCCTTGTAGTCAAATTCTACTGGGCGCAGGGAAGTTATTACCGATAATCCATTTTCAAGATTAACTATGTTTTTCTTGATTCTTTGGTCGGAAGTGGTAGTCCAAGTTGTTGTGTTACCGCCGTTATAAGCGCCACTGGCTCCAGCTATAAATGCCGTGTTTGCCCCTTTACCTGTTCTACCTGTGCCTCCAGCATTGATAACCAGTTCACCCGAAACAGAACTACCAGAAGCGTTGGTGCCATATCCAATATAAACATTCCAGTCTCCTGTAGTGATAGCATAAGCCCCGCCACCAGCGCCAAGTCCAATACCAATATTTCCAGTCCCTGTCGTTAACGTGTATAAAGCCTGTGAACCTAGCGCAACATTGTAATTTCCTGTTGTATTGCTATAACCTGCCCTATCACCAATAAAAGTAACTGCTTCACCAGATGTAGTTGCATACCCCGCTGATTTTCCTATATAGGTTGAATCTCTAAAAGTAGCAGAGTAACCGGCTTGATAACCTACTGCTGCGTTTCCACTACCAGTTGAATTTGAATACAATGCATAGTACCCCAGCGCAGAATTATTAGCGCCAGCTGTGTTCTGTTGCATTGAATTTGAGCCGACAGCAGAATTGTAATTTCCTGTGTTGTTATATAAAGCAAAAGCGCCTACAGCCGTGCTGCTGTCAACAGTAGTGCCACCTGAATACAGCGCATAACTTCCAACGGCAGTATTTTGATTCCCTGTAGAAACGCTACGAAGTGCATAAAAACCAATGCTGGTGTTATAAGTACCAGTAGTGTTACCAAAACCCGCTTGGTAACCAAACGCTGTTATATCTCCAGTAGTATTGGAATTTGCCGCTTGGTATCCGACAGCAGTTAATTGACTACCTGTTGTATTGGAATTAAGTGATTGATAACCAATTGCTATATTACTAGATGTAGTAGTATAAAATAATGCCGTATCGCCAATTGCTATATTACCAAAACCAGTAGTATTGGAATAAAGCGCCCTATATCCAAGGGCGTTGTTGTTAATACCAGTAGTATTGGAATAAAGCGCGTCTCTACCATAGGCTGTGTTAGGACTTCCTGTGGTATTGGCTTGAAGCGAGTTATATCCGACTGCTGTATTAGAGTACGCTGTATTATTGCGTAATGCATTAACTCCAACAGCAGTATTACTACCACCCGAATAGTTTAAGTAAAGTGCGTGATCCCCAATAGCTGTGTTATAGTATCCAAAAGCATTAGTATAAAGCGAATAAGCCCCCAAAGAATTATTGTTAGTAGCACCAGATACACTAACTTGTGTATTTTGCCCAATGCCAAAATTACTGTACGTTGTGTCTACTATGCCATACACAGTACCCAAAGCAGTAGGTGTAGCAGCAGAACCGCCGCCGGGTGTAGACCATGTAGGCGATGCGCCAGCACCAGCGGATGTTAACACTTGACCAGATGTACCAGCGGACGAACCGCCCGGTTTAAAGTCACCCCAAAACCTGTTGCTGGTTGTGGAGGAGTTACCAAAAGTGTTTTCGTTGCTTACTGTGTTAGATGATGCGGCGGCAGAATAACCGATAACAATGTTGTTTGTACCAGAAGTTACACTTCCAGATTGATAACCTAAAAAAGTATTATTGTTGCCAGTAGTGCCTGTTCCGGCTTGATAGCCAATAATGACTTGCCCATTTCCACCACTAGAAGAACTTCCCGCTTGCCAACCTACATAAACATTTTGATCTCCGCTAGTTTTTGAAGTTGCAGCTTGATAACCAATTGCTACATTATTATTTGCTGTAGTAGTTGAGTATAGTGCTTGATAACCAACTGCTGTATTAGCATTGGCTGTTGTGCTTGAATATAGCGCATAAGTTCCAACAGCAGTATTACTTATACCAGTTGTATTACTGAAACCACTATAATACCCAACGACAGCGTTATTATATGCAGTAGTGCTATTATATAAACCAACAAAACCAAGTGCGGTATTGTTATAGCCACTGGTATTGTTATACAAAGCCTGACCACCAACTGCTAAATTTTGATAACCAGTTGTAGTAAACTGCATTGCGCCTTGACCAACAGCGGTATTAGACCCGCCTGATGTTGCAGCTTTTAAGGCTTTATGACCAACAGCCGTGCTATTGCCACCAGTATTGCTATAAAGTGCTTGAAAACCTAATGCTGCATTACCAAAATCTGTATTATTTGAATATAGTGCTTGATAACCAACTGCTGTGTTCTCTGAGGCTGTAGTGTTTGCATATAACGCGCTATAACCTAATGCGGTGTTGCTACTTCCAGTGTTGTTGTACATCGCACCAGAGCCAATGGCAGAGTTGCCAGTTCCTGTCACATTGTTCCGCAATGCCGTATCACCAAATGCTACATTGCCAGACCCAGTTGTAGCGGCGTACAGCGAGTATTCACCAACAGCAGTATTTTGATACCCCGTTGTATTACTTACCAATGCAATTGAACCAACGGCAGTATTACTATAGCCTGTAGTATTTGCGCGGAGCGCGGCATACCCAAATGCTGTAATAGTGCCAGTAGTATTGCCAGCACCGGCACTGCCACCAAAAGCAGTATTGTTATTCGCAGTAGTGTTCGCGGTTAATGCTTGATAGCCAAATGCCGTATTTTGAGTGCCTGACGTATTTGCCTGTAACGCACTTACGCCAACAGCAGTATTCT